GCTGGTGGAGGCATACTTGGGGGACACTTGCTTGGATGGCGAACCGTCTGCGCCGTTGAGTGGGAACAATACCCAGCAAGCGTATTGTGCGCCAGACAAAATGACAAAATTCTCCCGCCTTTCCCGATTTGGGATGACGTACAAACCTTTAATGGAAAGCCTTGGCGAGGAATTGTTGACGTTGTATCTGGCGGATTTCCATGCCAAGACATTAGCGCAGCAGGGGGGGGGGGGGGATCACGGGCAGCAGATCATCAATGTGGAAGCACATGGCAAGGATCATTGGCGAGGTTAGACCCAGATACGTCTTTGTGGAGAACAGCCCAATGCTCACTACTAGAGGACTTGGAGTTGTCCTTGCAGACCTTTCCGAAATGGGGTTTGATGCAAAATGGGGCGTTGTATCCGCAGCAGACGTTGGTGCGCCGCATCTCAGAGAGCGTATTTGGATTCTCGCTACCGACACCAGTTTCCAGCGATGCAACGAGTGGGGCGGTGATTGGAAAGAACGACACCTTTTACACAACATCAACAGGGATGCCTCGCAAGGTGAATCAGAACGGCAAGGACGGGAGCGTGGGATTGGGGAGATTGGTTCAGATGTGGCCAACTCCGATGAGTTCGGAACACAAAGCCAATCGTCAAACACGGGAAAATCATCAGAATGGATTGACCCAAGCGGTGTTACAGGCGGAAACCAAGATGTTACCAACTCCATGCAATCGGGATTACAAGGGGGCGGTGAAGTCTGGCAAGAGAATAACAAAATCAGGCAAAACGCAGAATTATGGCGAACAGCTGCCAAACGTAATTGGTGGACAACTGAACCCAACGTGGGTCGAGTGGCTGATGGGGTGGCCGCTAGGGTGGACAGACTTAAAGCCATTGGAAATGGACAAGTCCCTTTATGTGCAGCAACAGCATGGGAATTATTAAAATGAAAAAGAAACCAGAAAAAATAAGCAAGTTTGACAGGCCGCCATACAAACCACCAAAGACGGTATTGCGCCCAGGCAGCCTAGACGTACTGGCAGCACCGAGTCGTATGGCAAACACTTTGTACTATCCAAGCGGAAAAATCTGTCGAGACAAGGAGAAACCATGAACGACTACGAAGAGGAAGCATGGATGGCGATGGAGGCCAAACAAATGCAAAAGAAAGTGGACAACATCAGCAAAGTCTTGAATCTGATTGATAACGGGACTATGGCCGAGGGTGAGAAAGCCTCGGACCTGATCCGAGAAATAAAAGAAATGCACAAGGACGCTCTCAGGTATCGCTGGCTCAACAAATACACTTGCCAACTGTTTATGGTGACTGAGCAGCAGATGAGCAATCAAATCGATGCAGCGATGACAGGAGTGAGAAAATGACAAGAGACGATTTAATCCGATTGGCTGATCTGGCTGGCTACGATGTCGATGAAGATGAGGTTCACGCACCAGCTGCCGGACGCTATGGGCTAGACCCCAAGCTGATCCACTTTGCCCAGATGCTGACAGAAACTGTGCTATCTCGCCAGAAAGCCAAGTATTACCAGCAAGGCTACGAGGCAGGCCAGAGAGATGAGAGAGAGGCTTGCGCCAAGATTTGTGAAGAGTTTGTTCTGGGCGATCCTCATGCTGCGGCTATTCGTGAAAGGAATGAGAAATGAATCAGCAAAAATTAAACTTAGAATCCGCACTCGAAGGTCTAGCAAAAACATCAAGGGATATTGAGCCTTGGGACACATCCGACATGGCGTACCGACCAAATGGACTGACAGTTGAGCAAGCAGAGAAGCAAGAGCCTGTGGTGGAGGTTCAGTATTTTGGTGAAAAGCAGATATTTGTGGTGCTTAAACAATTGAGCGATGGCGATAAGCTCTACACCGCACCACCCAAGCGTGAATGGGTCGGGTTGGATGAAAATGATTTTGAATATCAGCCACCACAGACTGTGCTCACTATGAAATTTGCTGAAGCTATTTTGAGGGATAGAAACAAATGACACAGCCAGATTTGTTTGATATAGCACAGCAATCGTTGGTCGATGAGATTAAGAGACTGAAAGACCTTAACAGGCAGCTGGTGGCCGCAGCCAGAGAACTTGGTGCAGCTGAGGATGTGGCCGAATGGGACGAGGCTTGGAGCAAGATTGCAAAGTTATTCAAAGAAAGCGTCTAAAGGACTGAAATGGCTCACGATTTATTAAAACAAGTGGCAGAGATTACAAACAAAAAAACAACGAAACTTTCTGCCGCTGAGGTCTTTGAATTGCAGGCTTACGCTTGTATTCTGGACTTCATAAACGATGTGGGCAGCATTGAGGAACTCAAGAAAAAGGTCAATGACTTTATAACCAACAAGGCAAAAAATGCGAAGAGCAGCTCGAACTGACAGCAACCACGAAGAAATCGTCAAAGCTCTCAGGGCCGTGGGCGCATCCGTTCAAAGCCTGGCGGCTGTCGGGCATGGTGTGCCTGACTTACTGGTTGGCTACCAAGGGAAAACAATTCTGATGGAAGTCAAAGATGGCACGAAATCACCATCCAAAAGGCAGCTGACCGAGGATCAAGTCAAGTGGATTGACGCTTGGTCAGGTGGCTCAGTCTATATTGTGGATAACGTAGAAGCTGCATGGAACGCTCTCAAATGATAAACCCAGAGGAATGCACCCAGCTGATCCGAGACAAAGCCCCAGCGTATGGGGAAGCCAAAGCCCAAAGGGTATATTTGGAAGAGTTCAGGCGCAGCAAAAAGGCATTGCTGATGAAAGAATGCTATGCAATGGGTGTCGAGGCCGCCAACGCTCAGGAGCGAGAAGCCCTAGCAGACCCAGAGTATCACCAGCTGCTCAAAGGTCTTGCGGCAGCTGTGGAAAAGGAGGAGACTCTGAAATGGGAGATTGAGGCAGCAAGGCTAGATATTGAAATCTGGCGCACAAAGCAGGCCACCAACAGATTGGTCAATAGGTCACACGAATGATCTTCAAACATAAATATATCAGGAGCAAAAGGCTCTTGTGGCTGGTGGCAGAACTAGAATGCCAACTCTGCGGCTCAGGCCAGAACATCCAAGCCGCACACACCAACTGGGGCGGAGGCAAGGGCAGAGGAATCAAAGCAGATGACAACCTAATCGCTGCGTTATGCTTAGAATGCCATTACAAGATTGACCAAGGCAGCAAGTGGTCCAGAGATCAGCGAAAGGAAGCATGGACGCTCGCACACGTGAGAACGGTTAAGGAGCTGACAGAATCAAATAAATGGCCAGTTGACATACCAGTACCAGAAGTATGACAATAGAGACTCCTTAGTATTGGGTATTCGGGGGCGCAATTGCCCTCTCTTTTTCGCAGACTCAACCTTTCGCGAGGGTTACATGGCAGCAAAGAAAGAAACAAAGTCGGCAATCAATCCGCAAGAAAAACTTAGCGTAGGCAGACCAAGCAAATATAAGCCCGACTATTGTCAGAGGGTGATTCAGCTTGGAAAGATTGGCAAGTCAATTGAGCAAATGGCCTGTGAGTTGGATGTAAGCACTCGCACAATGTTCGAATGGCGTGATGTTCACCCAGAATTTTCTCACGCCATGGAGCAAGCTAAGGAATATGAGCAGAATTGGTGGGAAACTGTTGCTCAGACGCACATGATCGAAGAGCAAGGCGCAGCTAAGTTAAACGCCTCGATTTGGTCAAGATCAATGGCTGCTAGATTTCCAAAGAAGTACAGAGAATCCACCAAACATGAGCTTACTGGGGCAGATGGTGGGCCGATAGAGTTCAACAAGATTGAGCGTGTGATTGTCAAGAATGGGTAAGACCCTCCAGCTCAAGACACCAGAGTGGGCTGTGCCGCTGCTTGAACCATCCAGATATAAAGCAGCTTGGGGTGGCCGAGGCTCAGGCAAGTCTCACTTTTTCGCTGAGGCGATGATTGAGGCGCACATCATAGATCAGACTAGGCGCAGCGTCTGCGTGCGTGAAATCCAGAAGTCGCTCCAGCAATCTGTCAAGCGTCTCTTGGAAACCAAGATTATCGCCATGAACGCTGGCGCATACTTTGAGGTGCAAGAGTCGGTCATCAAGTCTAAGAAGGGCGATGGAGCGATTATCTTCCAAGGTATGCAGAATCACACTTCCGACTCGATCAAGTCGCTTGAGGGCTATGACTGTGCGTGGGTGGAGGAAGCCCAGAGCTTGAGCCAGACGAGTCTCGATCTGCTGCGCCCAACGATCAGGAAGCCAGGCTCGGAGCTGTGGTTCTCATGGAATCCTCGCCAGCAATCCGATCCTGTTGATTTCCTGCTGCGTGGGCCAGAGCCACCAAAGGATGCCGAGGTTCTCAAGGTCAACTTTAGTGATAACCCTTGGTTTCCAGATGTACTCAGAGATGAGATGGAGTATGACCTTAGACGAGACCCAGACAAGTATCAGCATGTATGGCAGGGTCAATACCTGACCAACAGCTCTGCCCGTGTCTTTCGCAACTGGAAGATTGACGATTTTGAAGCACCACCGGAGGCGATCCATCGTCTGGGGGCGGATTGGGGGTTTGCTGTAGACCCGACTGTGTTGGTGCGCTGCCACATTATTGGTCGCACGCTCTACATTGATTATGAGGCGTACATGGTGGGCTGCGAGATTGTCAACACTCCCGACCTGTTTATGACCATCCCAGAGGCAGAGAAGTGGCCAATCGTGGCAGACTCAGCTCGACCAGAGACGATCAGCCACATGAGAAAGAACGGGTTTCCAAAGATCATGGGCGCAGTTAAGGGGGCGAAGTCTGTCGAGGAAGGCATCGAGTTTCTAAAGAATTACGACATCGTGGTTCATCCAAGATGCCGACACACCATTGACGAATTGAGCCTGTACAGTTACCGCACCGATCCGCTAACTGGACGGGTGCTGCCGCTGCTGCAAGACAAAAAGAACCATGTGATTGACGCATTGCGTTATGCTTGCGAAGGTGTCAGAAGGACAAATATATCTAAGGTTCAGAGCTTTACACCATTGCCAGTAAGCAACAAATGGTGATTTAATACGCACAAAGAGGATAAACATGGCTCGCATTCCCAACGATCAACGCTTGGCAAACTTGCACGCTGAAGCTCTGCGCCAGTACAACGACATCCAAACAGCGTTGAGAGACGAGCGTCTCCAATGCTTACAGGACAGACGGTTCTACTCTATTTGCGGCGCACAATGGGAAGGTCCACTCTACGATCAGTATGAGAACAAGCCTCGGTTTGAGGTCAACAAGATCATGC